TGCACTCGACATAAAAGAAAAACCAGAACGTCTGTTTTTAAGATAGCACATACCATAACATCTTTTATCAGCTTTACAAGCTTCCCAAAATATAAAAAACAAACGATTTGCTTCTCTAAAGTCTGGAGCACCAACATCAATTTTACTCCATTGTAAATACATATAATGACTACCCGTTATATAAGTTGGTTTACCATTGTTTACAAACCAAAAACCTTCTTCTCTTCTTTTAAACTCTTCGTCTATATAATCAAACCAGTTTTCTTTTTGCTCTTCTGGATACGCTCTCCAGTCAAATATATTTTTTAGTTTACCTAGTTCTTTTGGGTATTCTAGTTTTTTCCACTTGTTTTCTTGCAGTCCATGTACTTGCACGGGCACAGGTGGTAAAGCAATGCGCAAGTTTTGGATTTCAAGTATTTCACCAATTTTACCAGTTTTTGATATAACGATAATATCATGTTCTTTATCATATCCATATTTCCATTTTTTACCACGATTTAAACGTGTTATTGTTGTTCTTTTTACAGGCTCTACAACCCTAACTAAACTTTGATTGTACATTACTTAGATCTACCTTCTGCGAATCCTTTAAAGACTTTTTTCTCTGCCTCTTTAGGTGTTTTGCCCTCAAGCAGGTTTTCTTCTTCTTGTATTCTGTTAAGTATTTCAAACGCGTCAAATATTGCTAGTTTTTTAGTAGCCGCGGCATTTTTTAATCTGTCAGCACTAACGTCATCATCTGTGTTTGTAATAATTTTTTCTCTAGCAACGTTAATCAATTCTTCAACAGCTCTATGCCCAGCTTGGATTATAAGCTTCTTCGTCTCCTTGATATTCATATTTAATTGTAATAAATTTATTCATAACTCTATATAAACGTTTTCCGTCTATAATAAACTCGTAAGTTGAAAATGGTGTAAAACCTACTAATTCGTTTTTGCTATACACACCATCAGTATACTTAACTATACCTATACACTGCTCTTCTGTTTCTACGTTTAACGAGTTTCTTTGTTTTATTGGTTGTACAAAACAATAACCATCCATAGCTAACCAATCACTTTTTCTTTTATATAAAAATATTTGATCTGGTTTTACAAGATACGTATTTTCATTAAAATAGCTTTTACTATTTTTTTCTTTACCCTTAACATCTAACCAACGTCTAAATACATTGTGGTGAACTATAACGGTATCGCCTGGTTTTATTTTAGTGTTATAAGCGGTAGGTACAGATTTAACAATAGCTTCTCTGTTTACAAATTGATGATTAAACACTTCTGTATTTAATATAAGATCTTTGTCACCAACTTTTTTAGTATTGTTGTATCTATTACCTTTTGGCTCTATAACAAAGTCAAAAGGCGCTCTCACTGATTTGGAACTATTTTTTTTACCTTACCTTTTTTAGTGTAATGTATAGTTTTCTCATCAGTAGTGTGAGTTCTAACTTTTTTATGAGAAGGTCCTTTCAACCCAAAAAGTTTTCTTATTTTATCTCCATAATATGTTACCTTAGGAGGATCTGTTTGTTTTACAGGTGAATTACCAAATCCTGAAAATCCTGGAAGTTTAAATGCCATAATTTTAATATTCTAAGTTATATTCTACAGATACAGCCATATTTTTGTTAAAGTCTTTCCAAGGTAACACGTCTTTATTTTTTCTAATGTAAATAGAATATTTATCTTTTTCTTCTATTATATCACATATAGTATGACCACCGTAAACATCTTGGCCTACTGCATAGTGCATAGCGTTTTCCTTGTAATCCTTGCCTACTGTAATTTTTCTAATCAGCTTGCTCATCTGTAATTATTTCTCCAGTATGGATATTAATATTATCAGTACCGTAATCTTTTTTAAGTTCTTCTTGCATAGAGCTTAATTCTTCTTGAAAACTAGCTACGTGTTTTAATAGCGCGTGCTTTCTTGTTTCTAAACTACCTATTTCTAACTGACCTCTATTTAGGTTGTTAATAATAGTTTGCATTTTGTTTAAATGATCGTTACTAATTTTTGTAGGTTTTTCACCTCTTAATTCTTTAATTTTTTTACTTGTGTTTTTTGCCATTTTATTTAATTTAAGTTAATTATTTATTTTGTTACCCAGCGTTCGTAGTGCTAAAAGCAGGCGCATTACTTCCTGAACCAAATGTACCTACAAAACCATTTATTCTGTCTGTTACAGTAGTACCAGTGCCTTCATTAAAAGGCCAATGCGCTATAATTTCACCTACAGTATTCACATTGCCTTGGTCAGAAGTCCCACTATTATACAACGTAGTAACTTCGCTCGAAGTTAAAATAGTTGAATATACAGCAAAATCATCAATAAAACCGTTATAGTCTGCGTTACCATTAAATGAAGTACCAGATAAAAATTCTACGCCTCCTGTTCCGTCTGCTTGCCCGACAGTATCATCAGCAGTATCGTCAAAATCGTCAGATATAGTAGCTGTTAAAGTAGTAGTTGCTCTTAAACCACCGTCGTAGTACAACTTTAGTTCGTTTTCACTAGCTCTGTCCCAAGTACAAACTATATGATGAAAGTTACCATCGCCTTCTTGTGTGCCTGGTGGAGCGTAGTTTGCTATTTTATTAACACCTCCAGCTCTATACGTTACTGTAAAACTATCGGTACCGTGTTTGTATTGAAGATGTATTCTGCTATTATCGCTTATACTAAAGTCCCACATTTGACCATTAGCACCAGTTTCGTTTACTCTAGCCCATATTGATACAGAACCTGTTTCTCTAAAGTTACCGTTACTAGCATTTAAAGCTGTTTGAAAACCAGAACTAGTAAAATCTATTTCGTCGTTGCTACCATCAAAAGACAAAGAGTGATTTGTACCAAAGTCTTCGCCACTTGACACGAAGTATGAAGTTACGCTATTACCTAATCCTAACATTAGTAACCTAAGTAAGCTATTACTCCGCCGTCAGCATCTGCGTCTATAGTAAAAGAACTCCATCTTCCATATATAGTCATACCAGCTGGAAATTTAGTTAGATTACTATCGCTTGCAGCATTTATTATTTGTCCACCACTAGCGCCAACGTTTTCATTTGTAGCGCCACTAATAGTTATTTCTGCTCCAGCGCCTTTTTCGTTCGCAGCATCACCAACACATATACCAGATGTGCCGTTTTCAGGCGACAGCTCGTCAAAAGTAGTGTCTGCTAAAAATTGAATAGCTACTATAACTCTGTCAGTTGGTGCAACTACCTGTGTGTTTGTGTTAGTAAATATTGAGCCGTTTTGTCCAAAACCGTAACTTACTTCTGTTGAATTTATTCCCATTATTTTTTTACTTTTTCTAGTGATCTACCACCGAAGTAAGCACCGATCACAGTTATTAATACTAATTGCAATAAGTCTACCCACGAGGCTTTAACTTCAAAAGCAATAACACCAGCATCGATAAAAACTAACAACACTGTTGATACTACTAGAAATATTAAAACTAGTGGTCTTATATTTTTTGATAACCAAGAATCAGAAGCCATATCGACTTTCCACCTTTCAGTTACTTGCTTTTGCATCTCAGCTTCGTAACCCATTATCATATCTTTTATTTTTCTTTCAGCTTCAAGCTTTTCTTCTTTAGAAGTATGTAGTTCATCTATAACACCACCTACACCTTTTACTAATTCAGTAGCTCCACTTGAAAATATTTTTCCTAATATACTCATTAATTTGCATTTTTTTGTTCCCATGGCATAGACTCCCATGGAAAAGATTTATCACCTTCTGGTTTAAACTCGCCTTCAAAAAATATCATGCCGTCTTTTCTTTCGTAGCTCTGCCCGTTCCAAGTAACAGAGTTATCGTCATATTTTAATTTACCTATTTTCATGTCAGTCATGTGCTTCATTTCGTGTAAAAGTATATGAGCTTCTTTGTCGCTGCCAGGTACAACTTTATCACTTAAAAATATAGTACCATCATTATTAGCTTCACCCATTATACCTTCACCTAAATTCTTACGTAAAACAGGAGTACCTGGTATTTCGCTACTATCTTTTTTAAAAGACAGTGGTCCTTTTTTAATTTTTTTACTACCTAGTTTAAATGCCATAATTATATATTTTATCCTCTATCGTCGTCGTATTTTTCTAAATCACTATACTTCTCTTGACTTTGTACATGTTTGTTTCTAAAAAATTCAGCATTTTTTTCAAGTTCTTTTATTTTTTTGTTGGCTTCTTTTTTAGTTATTCTTTCATTAAACAAATCTTCTTTTATAAAAGATATTTTGTCTTCAATATCATTAAGCTTATTAAGATTAGTAGCGTTAGTTTTTACATTTTGCGTTCCCTTGCTTTTGCTTTCTTTGTAATTAGTTTTAGTCGCTTCTTCAACACTTGGAGGTATTTTATCTTTTGCCACCGAATTTTCCACCGGTCCTTTTGGATTCTTTAATCTTAAGTCAACGCCAGACTCGTCCAGTTCTTTATCCATTGGTGTAGCTATTTTTGTTGCAGTATTTTTATCTGTTTTATTTTTTAACGCCGACACCATTTTTAGTAGTGATGGGCCTTTCATTTTAAACGCCATATTATCTTTCTTTATCTTTAATCATATCATCTATAGC